GCAAGTTGGTCAAACAGATGCCGTCCCCTGTCAGCTTTGCTGAGGTCGAGGGACAAGTTGTTGAGAACAGACACGCCCACATTGCGGCTACGTTCTACGGGGGTAAGGTTTGCTACCACACCCCTGAAGGCGCCGTTTTGGATGATGTGCCCTGTGTCCCTGAAGCGCCTGTGAAAAGTGCCTACGATGCAGTGGTTGAAAAACAGGGGGGTGCCCGGCACCAAAGAGAGGCGTCAGTTGAGAACGGCGCCGAGGAAAATGTTGCACAGCAAAAGGAAGCGTCGGCTGACGTCGACGCTGAAGAGAAGGAGGCTACCCGAACAGAGACGAGGATCTTCGCAATCAAAGATATATGGGCCAGAAACAAGACACGATATGCAGAGTTTGTCAAGAAAGTACCTGTTACAAGGGAAAAGAATGACCCTATCGGTGAGATTCGGGCCTATCACAAAAGAGTGAAGGACTTGACACCAGTGGAAGTATACAAGATACTTGCGTTCACTCCCTACGAAGGGATGATGACGAGATCAGGCAAGAGAGGCAAGCTGTTCTGTGAACAGACGGTCAGAGAATGTTTCAAAAAGGATAATCACTCCGGAGCCAGAAAGCTCATCATGACATTGCTGGAGTCCACCTATTGCAGGATGCAAAGCGATGTCTGTGGCGAGAAAGACAAACGAAAGGAAGTGAGAGTCAAAGAGGCGAGAGTAGCAGGAAGCCCCGAAGGGACCCCCGCTGGGTGTCCTGCGGTGTTTATGCTTACTCCGCACGGAATCGGTCAGATGATCGAGAGGCAAGGAACGTTGACCGGGTACATGAAAATTGGAACCAAGAACTACTTGCAGATTGTTACGGTCGCCCATGATGGCGACGATGAGGATGTCAAGCCCTTCCCGGTGGAGATTGGGGAGAAGATGAATCTCAGGAACCATAATCTGCAGATGATTGCCATCTTGGCAGGGAAGGAGATTGTCGGGGAGAAGAGTGCCTATGATAGGGCACTGATACTGCACGTCGAGGCACTTGAAATACAGTTCCTGGAGTCGAGTATGAGGAGATGGGAGAGCATCACGCCAGATAATTATCTGACGGCGGTGAGTCTCTTCCTGTCGAATCTTGCCTCAGCCAGGCACGGTGTTGTCAAGGCCCAGTTCGACAAGAAACCTGAGGTTGGCACGAAAGTGATCGCCTACGCGGTTAATGTTATGGGTGAGAAGTACCAGACAATACAGACAATTGGAACAGTAACTGCGCCTCATAAAGACGATGATGAGCTGGTTGCAGGGACAGTGAGGCACACGGCCAGCTTGACAGCTGACCACCTCGTGGGAGAGGGCTCTTCCGGAGCACCTGTCCTGGTCGAGATTGGCCACACAACGAAACTGCTCGGCATACACGCGTCCTCTTATAAGGGAGGGAATTACTGTATTGCCTTTCCTGATAAACCGACGTGTGACAACGCGTTTTCGGTTTTTCGGAAGGGGCACTTGTAGAGTCCGACATGTGTTCTTACCCCGAAGGACTTGGTCAGTTGAGAAGGATCAAGGACGGCAGAGTTGTTTTCCGGGACAATAGGAAGGTGACTAATAGGCACAAATACATGGAATTGAACCAGTTTGGTGAAGAGTACATTAATGATGGAATGCCAGTCACCCACTTCGTTGCCAAGGGCAGTACGGTGCAAGCAAAACAAGATGTCAAAGTCTTCACTGGTG